CATATCTCCACATTAGGAAACTTCTTAGCAATAAAAAGTGCAACACTCCCACCACCAATAAAAGGTTCACGATATTCTCTATACTCTCTAAGATCTGGGAAATAACATTCCATCTTAGTACAAGCACGAGACTTACCACCAGGATAACGTAAGGGTGTTTTCAAAGATTTCATTACCAATCAGGATAATTATATTCGGACATTTTTTTAATATACTGATATATTAAATCCCACCCAAATACAAAAGTTTCACCATTCTCATCTTGAAGATAGAATGGAATATTAGAGTGAAGACTCTTTGCCCTATAATAATGATTCACAACTTCATAATCATCGTCAAGGGCACATTGTTCTTCTATTTCATCATATTCATCAGTCATTTCCATTCACCCTTATCATAGTCATAATTTGGATGTGGTGCAGCAGATACTACAGGATTCTTAGTTTTATTTGTCAGAGTAATAAATTTATCCCCTGCAAAAGTTCCTGCAATATTAACAGAGATGTCATCACCATCTTCCCATATCTCATCACCACTCTTCTTTCGCATATCCAGAGCTTTCTCTAGATCATCAATAATCTTCTGTGTGATTTTCATTGATAATATGCAGGTTTATAATGTGGTCTATAATCTGGTTCGTCTTCTGTTACTGGATGCTTATACTGTTCAGTATCAAAGTAAGATATGTAATTAAATTTACCTTCTCTCTCATCTAATACTTCATGAATAAGAATCTTTAACTCCATGACATCCGTAGAAGTAAGAATCCTTCTAGGTTTTGTAATCGCAGGTTTATATTCCTGCTTACCAGTTGATTTAGCATTAGGATCAGCAGGACCACTCATTCCTTGAGTGTCTATGTAACTTCCTGGCTTGGGTTTATCAGGCATTAGAATATAGAATTAGGTGGTACTAACATAGGATGTCTACGTTTCCTATTAAAATCATCTTCAATTTCAATAACAATAACATCTAGTATTCTATTAAAAGAATCCGACATTTGTCTATATCCACTTCCAACATACATCTGTCCTGCAAATACTGATACTGTAGCAGCACCCCAGAAGATATAATACCATCTAGATTTAACTTGATGTCTTTGTTTTTTTGTCAATTTAGTCATTTGGTTCATATTCAGAAGGTGCCGTATCCTCCCATTCTGGAGGATCTTTTTCCCAAGGTCTAGATTTAGATAAGTCCAACCATCTCTTAATCCAGTTTAAAACTTTCTTCATTTTTTGTCAAGTTGTTTTTTCCACTCATCAATTAAAAGTTGCAATTCCTTTTGGCGGTCTTGTGCTGATTTAATTTTTTCTTCTAGGTATTTCATTTAAATTCACACTCCACCATTATTTCAGTTAAACACGCTAACATATTTATTTCCTGATCGGCAACGAACGCAATCTGGAATTGATACTTGGCCAAAATAAGCACGGCAGCAGGAATAGTAGCAGGGACCAAGGATGCGTAAAGATTATCGTAAATACGACGAAAAAGTACAGCAGAATCATTGTCCAAGTTATTGACACACCATTTACGTACTTCAGGAAAGTTTTTTTGTTTAAGATTTTTGATAAGGTCATCTACAGCAACGTCAGAAAATGCAGCTAATATACCACTATCTATCTTACCACTTACAGAGTATCTTTGACATTCATTTAATACTCTTCTCCAGTCTGGGAAATGTTTATTGATAAGTTCTGCGAGGACTTTCTTATCAGCTTCGCACCGTTCTTTGTCCAAGATAAAGACAAGTCTTTTGAAGAATTGTGCTGCGATGACTGGTTTATCTTTCTGTCCGATACCGAAGTCGATACAGGTGCATCTCGAATGGAGGGGCTCAAGGATTTTGTTTTTGTAGTTACAGGTGAATATAAATCTACAATTTCCTGCGAACTCCTCAATAAAGGCTCTAAGTAAGAGTTGTACGTCATTGCTTGTATTGTCTGCTTCATCAATAATAATAACCTTATGTTTCGCTTCTGAAGATAACGATACCGTGGATGCGAAGTTCTTAGCATTATTACGGACGGTATCGAGAAATCGTCCTTCGTCTGATCCATTAATGACATAATAGTCTACTCCCAACTCATTGCAGAGTGCTTTTGCTACTGTAGTCTTACCAATTCCTGGAGGACCAGACAATAGCATATTTGGTATTTCACCCTTATTTAGAAAATCTCTAAAGGTTTTCTTAATATTCTCTGGGAGAATACAATCTTCAATTGTTTGGGGTCTATATTTTTCGACCCAAATAAAGTCACTCATAGTTAAAATTGATCAAGACTCTAATCTTTTGATCTGTAGCGGTATTACCCGCATGTTTTATTTGTGAATCGAAAGTAACCAATCGATTTTCTACACTATCTACTTTATCACCATTTTCAAATTCTGTCCATCCATTATTTGTATTGATATAAAGGATAGCAGTTTTACAATTCCAAGATTCATGAAAATCAATATGAAATCCAGTATTGTAATGTGTATCTGTTCTTACATTTAAATTTGCTTTTACTCTAATTAACTTCTTAACCCCCAATGCATCATAAACTGGATTCAGTTCTTTATGATACGGACTAATAACATTTTCAACTTCAGGTAAAGAATAAAATACATGAACAAATTGAAATAGATTCTTATCTTCAGGAACTATAGCATCATTATAATACCAAGGAAATGCACATCCAAGCATATTAAACTTAATATGGTCGAAAATCTCTTTGGGTAAGAAATTCTCAACCAAAGCAAAATCACTCATCACTCAAAAGTAGAGTCAGGTTCTAATGCTATAAAATATTTTAGATCGTGTTGTGTATTTGTAAACCTTGATAAAAGTTTTGAAGAAACAATTACATCATAGGCACCAGGAATAATCTTAATATTTTCTACCTTGAAATTAAATGTAAATGTCTTATCAGTTTCTCCAACTGTGATAGCATATTCATTTGAAGTATCATTCTTTTTATCACGAACTACCATCTTAACTGCGCCACCAGAACCAACAACACAAAGATCAGGAAGTTGATATACTGCTGCTGCTTTCAACAACTTCTCTAATGAAGTACTATCTAATTGGAAATGAACATCCTCAGAAGGTAAAGTGATCTCTTTCTCTGGTGGAGAAATAATAACATTAGGATCTGCATAAAAATACTTAACCCTTCTCTTACCTTCACGAATAGTAAGGTAAGATGTTGGACTAAAATCCATCTCAGGATCTTGATGTAAACTCAATCCATTTAAGAATTGATTTAAATCATAGATAGCAAACTCACGAGGAAATTCTTCATCAATAGTTGCCTCTGCAAGAATGTTTTTAGCAACAGAAATAGTTCTAAGTTGAGTACCTTGCTTTACTAAAATGGAGTTATTAATACCAGCAAAGTTCTTCAATATTGTCAGAGTGTTGTCAGACAGCTTCATAGTTTTGTCTCGAAGTTTCATGATTAAGGCATGTTGTGGTCAATATTACCACTGGTTATCGATGGTTTACCGTAGTGTTCATCAAAATGTAGTAATAGCATAGCATAATGAATCACTTTAAGCAAGTCTTTCTTATTCTTTCCATCCTTACTTCCATACCTACTACCATACTTTAAGATATTTGATTGACAAAATCCAGATGCAAGTGATCTAGCTGCCATCAAATCTATAGTCTGGACATTTCTATACTCATGAGTGTCTCCAGTATAGTGACCCCTATATGTTCCTGATACATATTCCTCAATATCTTTAAGGATTTCTGCTTCATGATATTTAAAATAATTCGCCATATTTTTCGATTGTTGAACCTCGTTATTTAGTTTGTCCAATTCCTGCTGATAGTATTCTCTTGTCCACCCATCATTATAGGGCGAATTTGCCTGTATAACATGATGTGCAATTTGATCATCATTATCCGATAAGGGATCTGTAGGAAAGGATGTTGGTTCCTCTACTACTGGGTAAGTTTCTTCCATAGTTTCATTAAGTACTTCGTGTGCTAGCCACCATGCCATATTCAAATAGAAAATCGTTTACTAAACTATCTGCTTTTTCTTGACCAAATTTACCTTTAAGATAACCACTTACGGGATCTAATCTAGTCATGTAAGCATCAAAGTCTTTATATTCACTGGTATCCTGACCAGTTGGTTTCTCCAATTCTAGCATATCTCTAAACTTAGTCAAGTATTTTTTAAACGTAGATAGATAAACATTAACTTCTTCCATCTTACAATACCTAACAAATATATTTTCCGAAAAATGATTTCCCATTTCAAAAAATCTATAATCCTTTTCTGCTTTTGGTAGATCATCAAAAGATAGTAAATGGTTTTCTACAGGATGTTGAAAATCAAATACAATAATAACTCTCTTTTCATTGAAAGCCATAAAATCCATTCCAAAACAAGGAAGATTTGATCCAGTCTTGGGATAAAGAATATTGTTGTAAATACATGAGTTATCACTCCATATCTCAACTTCTCTAGACTTAATAAGATGCTTATTAGTATAAGTCTTTGCAGTCAAAAAAGTTCCCTTACTTTCCCAAGTTGCCCAACAACTATTCACTCCATTGTGAAGTGAAATAGTGTCATGTAGGACTTCTTTATAATCACTCCACAGATTCATTAGATCTCCTCCTTTTCCAATCAGCATACATCCTACCAAAGACCATTCCTTCATGCGACTTTATTTCATCACCATCAAGAATTTCCTTTTCGCGTTTAGAAAGTTTAACTCCTTCCATAGTAGGATACTCTTTTTCCCAATTAGGAATGTCCTTTAACCATTCTTTAGTCATCGATCTTCCTCATAAGCACTGTCTTCTGCAGATGCAAAATTAAAATCAACATCTACTTTATCATATAATTCAAGAAATGATTGCTTAGTCTCCTCATCAAAACGACTTACACATACATTAATTGATTTCTCTTTCTTACCAAAGATAGCATAAGCACGTATAACATGAACCAAACGACGAGTACTAATAACCTCATCTACTCCACCATCATAGAAGGTTTTACGAATGATGTCAGCCCAGTCTACCAATCTCTTACAGAAATCCTTATCATCAACACCAATTGCACTAGCAACATTTAAAAGAATCTTTTGCTCTGATGAAGGAGCAGGATAATCCTGTTCAAAGGTTACTGGGAATCTTTCAAGGAAGGCTTCATTAAGCACGTTAGTTCCAATAAAGCGTCCGTCGTCTGAACCTTTACCCTTAGTGTTTGCGGTTGCAATGATGTTGAACCCCTTCTTTGGTTGGATGAATCTTCCGACCTTTTTAAGGAAAACTCCTTTACCCTCAAGGATGGACTGGAGGCAGAGGATTTTGTTACTGGCAAGGTCGATCTCGTCAAGGAGCAAGACAGCTCCTCTGTTGAGAGCTTGAATAACTGGTCCGTCGTGCCAGACTGTGGCACCGTCAACAAGACGGAAGCCGCCAATGAGATCATCTTCATCTGTTTCAATAGTGATGTTTACACGGATAAGTTCTCTGTTAAGTTGAGCACATGCTTGCTCAACAGAGAAAGTTTTTCCATTACCAGATAATCCAGTAATGAATGTTGGATAAAAAATCTTAGATTGAATTATCTTCTTAACGTCTGTAAAAGAACCAAACTTAACAAATGTATCATCTTTCTCTGGTACTAAATTCTGTGGAATTACAGCAGGAGCACTGAATGACCTTTCAATCTTCTCCACACTTTCCTTAGTAACTTCAAGGTTCCACTTCCCTCTTGAAGTTTTAAATGGTTCCAGACGACGAGTTACAGTCTGGTAATTAATACTTCTAGACTTACAGAATCCTCTAACAACTGCAGCAGTGATTTCAACACCGTACAAATTCTGTAACTCACTAAGTAATTGTTTGTCTGTCAAAGCAATTTTACGAGGCATGATGTAATTTCCT